ATAAAGGGGTTATGTATCTAACTGACAGGAGATAACTATGATTCAATTACAGGGCTATGAATTGCCAGCCCATATATCTTACTCGGCATTCACCACATACCTGACTTGTGGGTATCAGTATTATCTAGGTCGACTACTACAACTACCTGAAGAACCAAGCATTTGGTCTGCGGGTGGTCGTGCATTCCACGCAGCAACTGAGGAATGGGACTTAGCAAATGACTAATGAACTATGGACAAAGGCTTGGGCAAAAGAAACCAAGGACATTGACCTGACTCTAGCCCGCGTTGCGGGTAGGTCTACCAAGGCTAATCCGAATAAAGAAGATGCTGCTTGGTGGAGCGAGCAAGGGCCACAATGGGTAGAGAATTACATCTCTTGGCGTAAGAGCAATAAGAATTGGAAGATTTGGAAAACTCCTCAAGGGGCTAAAGCCATCGAACTAGAACTCAATCCCATTATTGCAGACGTGCCTGTGAAGATGGTGATTGATAGAGTCTTTGAGGTCAATGGTGAACTTGTTATCGTTGACCTCAAGACATCATCGCGCAGACCAACATCTGATTTACAACTTGGCTTTTACAAAGTCGGGTTAGAGATGATGCTTGGCGTAGCCGTCAATCAAGGAAACTACTGGATGTCCAGAGATTCTGGGACAGGAGAGATGATTGACCTAAGTAGATATACCGTAGATATGCTCGAATACTTAGTGTCGGGCTTCGATAAGGCCCGCAAGGCTGGTATATTTCTTCCTAACCTATCCAGTTGCAATTTCTGTGGACTCACAGAGCATTGCACATTTACGAAAGAGAATAAATGAACAACGACGATTGGAAGATTCAAGTCTCCATCAAATCATCAGCATAAAAGGATGCAGATATGATTAACGTTCGCGCTAATACTGCTGATGAACTCAGTGTATTACTTGAGGGTGTATCTAATTACTCAACACAAATAGCAGCAACTGCTAAGATGGTTCAGGCAGCGTACACAACACTCCCTTTAGTGACGCCGCCTTCAATTCCAGACACGCAGCCACCAGTCTCCTCCGTACCAGACCAGGCAAAGCAAGCATCCCCTACTTGTATTCACGGACCTAGAGTATGGAAGAGTGGCATAAGTAAAGCGTCAGGAAAGCCATATGCATTTTGGTCTTGCTCACAACCAATGGGCGCGACTCAATGCAAACCAGTTAGTTAATAACCTATAAGAATTGAAACCACTTGCTATTCGGGGAAGGTGGTAGGTGGTTTCAACTTAAGACAGGAGCAAGATGAAAACATTAGCAAGGTCAGTTGGTAGAACTGATATAGGCGGAGAGCCATTGCCCTCTGTCTTTAAAGCATTTGAAACTAATAAGATTATATTTCGTAGGGCAGAAGTATCTATGATGGCGGGAACGCCAGGTGTAGGTAAGTCAACACTAGCCCTAGGTTTAGCACTTAAGATGAAAGTTCCATCTCTTTACATTTCAGCAGATACCAACGCACATACTATGGCTATGCGCCTAGCATCAATGATTAGTGGTAAGAATCAAACTGACGTTGAGTATCTATTACAAAATGACATCGGTTGGACTAGGGCTACCCTTGCTAAAGGTAGTCATATCGTATGGTCATTTGAATCAAGCCCTAGCCTTGTCGATATTGATGAAGAGGTGCAAGCCTTTGAAGAACTATGGGGCTGTCCCCCTGTGGCTATCTTTGTAGATAACCTGATGGATGTAGCCACTGATGGTGGCGAAGAGTTCGCCTCTATGAGGGCGATTATGAAGGAGTTGAAGTATCTTGCTAGAGCAACTAACGCTGCGATTATCGTACTACATCATACATCGGAGGCTGTGGAAGGCAAACCGTGCCAGCCAAGGTCTGCTCTCCAAGGAAAGGTTGCTCAACTCCCAGCGCTTATCTGCACTCTCGGAGTTGTCGGAACTGCAATGGCTGTTGCGCCTGTCAAGAACCGCTACGGTAGGGCAGATGCAAACGCAAATCTCAACGCGTGGTTAGCCTTTAACCCTGAGTATATGTATATTGAAGATATCCCAGAGAACGCATAATGACAGAGCAAGAAATCAGAGAACAGATAGCCAAAGAGATTGAGGCTATTGACATCGACAGCATAAAACTTAACGCAGTCGGTATGAGAATGATGGTGCTAGAAATAGTTAGGGGTAAAACAAACAATGGATGATGACTACTTAGAGATTCACGCAAAGGAAATAGCACAGTCTGAATATCACAGACATCTTGCTAAGTGCATACAGAAGATTGAAGAGGCTAAGCCTGCAATCAAAGATGACTATACTCAAGGTGTCCAAGATGGACTAGGCTGGGCAATACGAATACTAGAAAAGGATAAAAGTGCCTACTAAATCATTCAGTAAAAAATTAACTAATCGCTTATGGCTTAACGCAGGGTTCTCTTTTAACAGAGTTGCTTTGGGTATTTCTTTGCATCGCAATTTTATTGATATAGATTTAATCTTTATCTATATTGGATTTGAATTTTACTATGGCAAATCCTAATGGTCGCAAGGGTGCTCAGTTCGAAACCGATGTGATGAAATGGTTCAGGGCTATGGGTGCTATATGCGAACGACTTACTAAGACTGGTGCTAAAGATGAAGGCGACCTTGTCGCCATCGTTGCTGGCAAGACATACATCTTAGAACTTAAGAACCGAAAGAAGATTGACCTACCTGCCTTCTGGGACGAGGCTCAGGTAGAAACAAAGAACTATGCGAAGGCTCGCGGTCTTAAGACAGAACCACCTGCCTTCGTCATAGTTAAACGGCGCAACGCAGGCATAGAGAAGGCTTGGGTCATACAGGATTTGGAACAATGGCTAGACGAGAGGAAGTAAATGACTTACCTAGTATCGCAGAAATACTCCGTCACTATGGAGCAAGTCTTCGAGCAACCCACGGGCAAGTTAATCTCCGTTGCCCTTTCCACTCAGACACTCACCAAAGTGGTACAGCCAACCTCGACAAAAATATATTCATCTGTTTTGCCTGCGGAGTGCAGGGAAACAGTTTACAAATCATAGCCAGACAGGAGAATGTGAACATCAATGAAGCAAAGCGCATTGCAGAAGGAATTACTGGGACGAGCAGCGGACAGATACGCGGCAAGCATTTATCAGGCGGAAGATTACCTCAAAAGCAGAGGCATTCCAATGGAGACAGCACGGCTGGCGCGATTAGGCGTAGTCGTAGAGGCTGAAGTTGGACACGAAGCATACCAAGGAAGGTTGAGTATCCCTTATGTTACTAAGACTGGCGTTGTGGATTTACGGTTCCGTTCGCTCAATCCTGCAGTGGAGCCGAAGTATATGGGACTCACTGGGGCTGATACTAAAATGTATAATGTTCTTGATATTGAGCGTGCAGGTGATTTTATTGGTGTTTGTGAAGGCGAGTTGGATACTCTTACTATGTCTTCCTGTGTCGGTATTCCTTGTATTGGTGTGCCAGGGGCTAATAGTTGGAAGAAACATTACACGAGACTCCTCGCCGATTTCGAAAGAGTCTTTGTCTTTGCGGACGGGGACCAACCAGGCAAGGAGTTTGCCAACTCACTTGCAAGAGAACTCCCTGTTACTATCGTCCAGTTCCCCGACGGCGAAGACCCTAACTCATTCTATACTAGCAACGGGGCGCAAGCAATACTTAAGAGAGCAGGACTAGCTAATGCCTGAGTTCTTTGATGGTAAAAATTATAGATGTCCTGAGTGTGGAGAAATATTAAGTGATGCATTTGCTGTGGTTGAACACATGCTTGATGATGGAGAAGAGTTCAACCCTTCAATGATATTGCCAGGTGGGTTTCGTCTACTGCTTGGTAGTTTATTACGCGGGCTATATGATAACAGAGATGATGCAAAGTATATCGGTGAGATAACACAATCATCTTACTTCACTTTATTCACAGCAGAAGTTTATCCTGAAATGATTGGTGAAACTGTTGAGGATATTATAGTAGAAAGCGTGATGGAAGACTTCGATGGAGAACTCAAGCAACTATTCAAGAATAGAGAGTGAAGAGATATGGCAGATTAT